GTCCACTTCAACTTCTGCCTTGACTTCCGGCGCAGCCGCCGCGACCGTCTGACTTTCCAGTTCGGCATCGGTTCCCATCGCTTTCACATTCTTGTTTTCTTCGGTCATGATTTCTCCTTCAACAGGTTTGGTATTGGTCAAATTGAACTGAGCGGCAACTTTCATTTTGGTAGAGGCATCCGCTCCCACGGCCACTACCGACACTTCGCGCAAGGTGGACTTTTTGATGTGATAGAACGGAGCTTCATGCATCACGCCGTTGACCTCGCAGCCATTGCTCTGCACCAGTTCGCACTCCTTCACATCCGCGCCGATTGAGAGCTGCCAATCCGCGCCCGCCTTGCACTGGGCGATGATATCCTTGGCATCTCCGCTTTCCGAGACGATCTCCCCGGTGATGCTGAGCGCACCGTTGGCAACACTTGCCGTCACCATGCCCACTCTGGACCCGGTTCGATTCTCGTGATTCGCCAGAAGCGGTACCGCCTCCGGAATCTCCATTCCCGCAAGATCAACGACCACCGGATGTTTCCAACCCGGCAATCGCATCTTGCCCCCGCTGTAAGCGGTCCCGACAACCCTCGGTTTTCCGCCGGATGCCGCTTCGATGAGGGTGAATTCACTCTGCATCTTCTTCCTCCTTTTTTGACTCCGGCTTGCTACCGGATTCGGTTGATTGTTGCGGAGCGGGATCGCCGGGAACCGGGATGCCCATCTGCCGCATGAGTTTGATTTCTTTTTCCCTCTGCCGGAGGACGCTCATGTAGTCGCGTCCGTCCTTCGCACACTCGGCGGCGAGGGTCGTGGTGTGGTTCAGCAACCGCGTCTCCTGTGCCGTGGCCTCCTTGGTGGGGTCCACATGAACGAACCCATCCCAGAACCACGTGTGCCGTGGTGTCCGCTGTTCCATGGGATTGCCCATGGCGAAAGCGAACTCCCGGAACCACATGGCGAAGATGTGGTTCAGCACCTCCGTCTCCCAGAAAGAGCGATCCACCAAGATGCTCTTGTGGTAGAGCTGATTGTCCAACCGGCCGCTGGCATAGTTGTGACCGCTGAAGTCACCGGACACCGAGCCGTAGGTGGACACCGCGCATCGCGCGATCTCGGAGAGGATGATCTTCACGAACTCCGCATGATTGGCTGTCGGCTGCTTGGAGTCCAATTGCGCCATCTTCCATCCTGCGGGAACGGTCAGCATCATGTTCCGCTCTAACTCCAAGGCATCCATCGGCGGAACTTTTTCCGCTTCACCGTCCGGCGGAACATCCGTGTAGAGGATTGCCGCGAAATCCGCAGCCGCCTCTGCCGCCGACAGCACCGCCAAGTTGTATCGCCGCAGTTGGGCGAACAGCGGAAGCGCTGCCGTCAACTCCGGGATACCCCGGTGCAGTTCCGGACGATCCGGACGATAGATATGGAGCATGAATTCTGCCGGAACGTGGAACGCCTCCTCGCCGGTAGCGAACTTCACGTCGCCCGGATGGTACTTTAGAATGCGATAGTCCACGGGATTCCCCCACTGGTCATAGGAGATGCCGTCCACAGAATTCTCATCCTCGGTCCAGCGCAGTTCTCCTGCCACCCGGTCTGCTTCCACAAGTTGAACATCCATCTTCACCGGATGCCGCACTTTCGGATTGGTCGCAAGCACGGCAAAAGACTCTCCGTCCTGACACCTGGCGATCCGCATCATCCGCAACTTCTGTGGGAGTTTCACGGCTTCCGCCCAAAGAGCGAATTCCGTTTCCACCACATCGTTGTAAGCCTCGTCCCCGGTCAGCACCTGCAGGCGCGGTCCCGTCCCGATGGTGTCGTTTGCCAACATCTGCACCAGCCCCTTGGCATAGGAGTTGTTGGCGACCTCATACCGTGACCGTTGACGGAGGATTCGCCGGACTTCCGGTTTTGCCTCCTGGTCGGCGGACATGTAGTCAGCCATGGCCCAGTGCCGGACGTTGTCCTTGGTAGTCTGCGCGGCATCGAACCGGGCGGCGATCTGCCGGTGGAAGTGTTCTTCCGGCGGAGTTTTCTGCTTGAAAAAAGCCTTGATCCGTCCCAACATCTTATGCCCCCGGTGAACACAGTTTTGTTACCCGCAGACCGCCCAGCGGATTCCGGGCGGCTCTCTTCTTCGCCAGATACTCATCGGCGGCGATTTGGTCAGCGAGGGAATGTTGTTCCACCTTCTGCCCATCTACTTCCGCACTTTTCGGTCCGGAAGCGTTTTGGCGAATTGCATCTTCAAGATTGTTTTCGTTGCTCATTGCTTTTCTCCATGATTTTAATCAGCCCCACGTGGGGCTAATTCTTTTTCAACAGCATCAATCCGCTGTCCGATCCATGCCATGACGTTGACGCACATGCTGTTGCCGCAGGCTTTGTAGCGGGGCGCATCAGGGCATTCGGACTCCGGTTTGCCCTTCCATTTGATGAGGGTATGACCATCCGGAAATCCCATGAGCCTTTCGCATTCCACCGGCAGTAGTCTGCGAACAGTAGCCATCCACCCCACGCCGGGAACAGCACCCGTGGTGACCGTGCTCATGGGGTCGCCGTCAGTACCGACTCCGACACCCTGCCGGTTCTGCTCATCACGCTTCTCCGGATCGCGTGTGGCGTTCCGCAGGTCGAGAGGGATACATTCGCCGTTCACCACCCCGGAATAGTGTCCGGGGGCAGTTCCGCATTTCTGCGTCTGTGCCAGTTCCTTTTCTGCGGGACAGCCGTAGTTGACATCGAAGGAAACGCCGTATGCAACGGCGTGGACATCCTTCACCGTCTGCGTGTACATCGCGCCCTCGGTACTGATTCCCAAACCCGAACCGCCTTTGCGTTCCGCTTTTGCCATTTTGTCACCGTCAAGGGCAATGACTTCCTCACAGATACCATTGCGCCCGGTTGAAATCCCGCAGTTCACGCCCAGCGTTGAAGCAACATCGCCGGTGACCGCCATGTTGTACGGGTCAATACCGATGCTTTTTTCGCCTTCAACGACCACCGTGTCGGTTCTTGCACCGCCGGCGGTGACAGTGTTTCCGGCATCGGCTTCCGTAACATACAGACCTCCGTCCGGGCGGTCTTTCCGCTTGCCGTTGGCATCGCAGAAGGTGACGTTGTAGGCAATCGCCGGGATGACCTGACTCCGTACCGTGGGGAAGACTCCTTCCCAGTATCCCTGCTGTTCGCCGCCCGCATCGTTTTTGATGAATCCTATCGGCTCATCGGCATCCGCTTCCTCGACAACGAACTTCTTACAATCCTGAAAGGTGTTCTTATTGAAGAGGTTGGCTTCCAATGTGGGGCAGACATCTTTCTCTTCCTTCATCACCAACGGCATATTGTTACCACCGGTTCCCCACCGCCCCAGAACAGTGGGCGCGACCGGGACGGGCTTCAGCCGAGCATCGGAGGGATTGTTTTCATAACAGATCTGCTCCTCATCGGAGAACACCGCCTTGCCGCCCTTGTAGTCGGTCGCCATCAAGGTGGGCGAAATTCCCTTTTCGTGAGCATCAATCTGCCGGATATCGAAGCAATCCTCATCCTTCTTCTGCTGTTCAATCACGCATTGGAGCCGCCCCTTGTCCGGCATCAGCTGATTGTTGCTGGTCACTGTAAGCGTCCCGGCTTTGTCAGTGCCGTCCCACCATGTTGCCGTTTCCGGCTGGGTCACCAACGTCTGGTCGTTTCCCGTGGCAATGGTCAGGCTCAATTCGTGGGAAACTAAAGCGCCCTTGCCGCCGCCGGGCTTCCCGCACCGCATCCGGATTGTGTCTGCCGAAGCAATGCCGCCTTCAGTACCGGCGGCAACGGTCTGCCCCTTCGTTCTGCACGGTGGAGAATCCCCGCCGCGCATTTCACCGTCAAATAATACTTTGGCGGGATACTCCCACGAACCAAGATATCCGACAACGAAGAGACGTCTCCTTCGCTGCGGGATCGCCCTTGGAAATTGGGAAACTCTGGTATATTGAGCGTCAAGTATGCGCCAAGCCAATCCGAAGCATCCGGGAGCGGGAGAGATAATTCCGCACTTTCTCCATCCTCCCTTGGGGACTTCGATCTCCCATCCGCAGAGCAGCGATAGGAAGCTGGCAAAATCTTTTCCGCCCCCGCTTGATAGGACACCGGGGACATTTTCCCAGAGTGTCCAACGAACCCCTGTACGGTAAGCCAGTTTAACAAATTCGAGGGCGAGGTTGCCCCGTGGGTCGGCAAGTCCCTTTCGCAGTCCTGCAAGGCTGTAGGACTGACAGGGAGTTCCTCCAACGATAAGGTCAATTGTTCCATCATAATCCTTTGTGGTTATCTGCGTGAAATCTCCGAGGTTTGGGATGGAGCCGCCGTCCGGCAGTTCGGCAATCTGCTTTGCCCATGTCTCCCGTTCTTTGCGCTCCTTCTCTCCGTCCGCAGTTTCCGGAGGGAGGAGTCTCAGCGGTTTTGTCGCGTCGAATCTCTGCTGAAGTACCGCTGACGGGAATGGTTCGACTTCAGCAAAGAATTTTGCCTTCCAACCGAGCGGTTCCCAAGCGAGAGTCGCCGCTTCCACCCCGCTGCAGATGCTTCCGTAGTTCATTGTCGATCTCCCTGTGTTGTGTTATCGTAATTTGCACATAGGGTATATCGGCAAAAAAAAGTGAAAACCGATAGAGATTTTTGAAAAAAAACGAAAAAAAAACCGCATCACACGTTTTTTGCGGAGGATGCGGATTCCCGAGGGATTATTCTGCTTCAAGGAAGAGTTTTTCCTGATCTTCCCATACATCCGGTAGCGGTTGCCGGAGGGCTGTCAGATTCAGCGATGCCGGAATGTCTCCGAAGAGTATCCGATGGACGATTTTCGGCGACAGCAGACGGAGACGCATGGTCCGTGCCACCACCGCGTCATCCTGACCGATATTGCGGGCAAGTTCCTTGATGTTGTGAAATTTTCCTTCATCAATGTACTGCTGCCAGCGGAATGCCCTTGCCAGAGCAAGCGCCAGCGGTTCCGTTCCGTCGGCAACCACATCCGGCGCGATGATTTTCCGTCTGCCGGACATTGCCTTGAGCGATACCGGAATGGTGACCTGCAGGTTACCGTTCTCAAGAATTTTGCTGATCATTGTATGCCTCCGTGACTGATTCTATTCCGGCGGTGCGGATTTCCATAACCACGCCGTCTTCGTTGATTGTTACCTGTTCCAGCAGAATCTGCATCAGCCGCTGGGTTTCGCCGGGAGTGATTTCCTCCCAGAATTCCTTTGAGAACATCGTGCTGATTTCGTTAGCGCGCATCCCCGTCTGCCGTGCCACGGCAATGAGAATCTCCGGAGAGACGAGTATCTCCTTCATCCGGTCAATGACCAGTTTCTCTATTTCTCCGGCCGGTATCTGCTTCACCGGACAGATTGACAGACTCCGCTTCATATCCCGGCAGCAGTGGTAGTAATGATATTCCCGTCCCCAGCGTCTTGATTTTACCGGCACCATGGAACTGTTGCAGTGCCCGCATCGCAGGATTCCTTTCAGCGGCGCGATGGTTGACTGTCTGCGGGTGCTGTCCCGGACCGGAGTGTTGGTTTTGAGGAAACTCTGCGCCATCTCCCATGTTTCCATGTCGATAATCGCCTGATGCTCTCCCTTCCATGTCTGCCCTTCGTAGAAGACGTTGCCGACATAGGTACAGTTTTTAAGGATGCGGTAAAGGTGCGGGGAATCCCATTGTTTTCCCTGCAGGGTCGTAATCCCGTCGGCATTCAATTCCCACGCAATCTGCTTCGGAGACTGGATTTCAAGGTAACGTTTGAATATCCGTTTCACGATGGGAGCTTTCTCCTCGTCTATAATAAGTCTCTTGTTTTCGACCTTGTAGCCGATAGGAACAGTGCCGCCGACCCATTTGCCCTTCTTCCGCGTTGCCGCCATTTTATCCTTCACGCGCATGGCCGCCATCTCCCGCTCAAACTGGGCGAAGGTCATTAGGATATTCAGCATCATCCGTCCCGTGGAGGTGTTGGTATTAATTTCCTGTGTCACGCTGACGAATGCAACTCCGAACTTGTCGAAGATCTTGTTCAGCTCTGCGAAATCGCACAAACTTCTGCTCAAACGGTCAATCTTATACACGACGATCAGGTCGATTTTCCCGTCTTCGATGTCCTTAAGCAACAACTTCAAGGCTGGGCGATCCATGTTGCCGCCGGAGAAACCGCCGTCATCGTAGTGCTCCGGCAGGCATACCCAACCGTTGATTTTCTGGCTTGCGATGTACGCTTCCGCCGCCTCCCGTTGCGCGTCTAAGGAATTGAATTCCATGTCCAATCCCTTTTCAACCGATTTACGGCAGTAGATTGCGCATCTTACTGTTTCAGTCTTTTTTTCCATATTCCGTCACTCCGAAAAATACTTTTCCGTTCCAACGCGTGCCCGTGAACTTGCGGGCCACCGCCGATAGCGATTTGAAAATTTCGCCTTCATAAACGAACTGATTTTCGCCCGCCACAGTCACTTCGTACTTCTTGCCTTTCCAAACCCGGTAGTACCGTGTTCCGCGGAGTTTCGTGATTTTCCGCGCCGCCACCACCTTGAGGTTTGCAATGGGATCTCTGTCCGCGATATCGCCGAGAATATTGAGATCAGTTTCTCCAACACCGCCGTAATAAAGTTCCTGCAGTCGATAGGCAATTCGTTTCCGCAGATTGCGGATCGTGGTATCGCCGCAGTCAAATCCGTGCAGTTCCTGAAACTTTTCCCGCACCTCCTGCAGACTCTTGTGCTGCAGAGCATCAATCTGCCTTTTGAGAATCTGAACGCTTATCATCGTTCTTCACCCCTTCCGTTTCGAGTAGAGCGGTCTGCTCCCTCTTTTCCTTCACCCGTCTCATGACTGCTGACACAAGAAATGTCAGTTGGACGCGGTACATCGGCATTTCCTCATTCATGCGTTGTCTCCGTTTCCACCGTTGCCGGATAACGGTTTTATGATTTCTGTTCGCCAGTTTCGGCGCATTGCTCCGGCTGTTGCTTATTAAAGCGTTCGATACCCACCTTATCCAATCGCTTCTTGTTTATTCTGCGGACAATTCCGGAAACAAGCATCACGATCTGCATAAAGGTCGCTTTATCAGTTTTTCGCTCCATGTTTTCTCCTTTGCAATTCCGATAGTTTCATATGCCCGCCCGCTGTCTCATCAGGAAGGCGTGACGCTACAAGCCGCCCGGCTTTGGCCTTCTGCAAGTCCGACAACCGTACCATCCCTCCCGAGGGAGCCTTTCGCGTGGTCGCCACTCCCAACTCCGGCATGGTGGCTCCCAGCATTGAGCCGCAGACGGCACATCCCGCCAGGCAGTCCAGCCAGTGGTTGTCGGATCGCTCCGGACGCAGTTTCCATTCGTTGACGGTCCGACCACGACCGACGGTTTTCACATAGTATTCCGCGGTCAGGTGCTCCGCCATCAACTGGTGCAGAGACGGATGCCGACCATAGAAGGAGAGGCATCCCCGGTCGCCCATGGGGACGGCCAGCCGGGCATGAATGAATGACTTCCAGAAGTTGGAGTCGAAGATCACGTGCCGGATCGCCCTTTTTCCGACCACATTGGGCATCATCCAATTGAATCCCAGTCGGTCGCCGGGCTGCTTGCGGTAGTCGGTCATCGGCTTACTGCTTGCTCCCACATACCGCCCGTGGGAGGGATAGACGATCCCGGAATAGATGCTCTGCCGGCAGAACTGATACACCACATCCGTTGACTGGCCCCAGTTCGCATCAATCATTGCTCTTTCAATTTTCAATAAAGCTCCATCCTCCCGTTCCCACTCCCGGGAGAGCAGATCGGTGATGAGATTCTCCAATGCCCCATAGAGGCATCCTTCCAATCCCGCACCGGGGAACTTCATCTGAATGGTCGGATTCGCCGATGCAAGGGAGAAGATGCGGTTGTGCTGTTCCGGCCATGCGCCGTACTCCAAGACCGCTCCGGTGAAGTTCTCCGACCACGCAACCACGGCATAGAAGAGCAGAGTCTTCTGAATATCCACGAAGGCTGTGATCCGGTCGCAGGCAAGCGGGACTTTTCCTTCTGGGAGTCCATTGACCTTGCTGGCAATCTCATCGATGGAGAGCATGACCTCGTCCCCCATGTCCTCCGGGAGCGGTTCGTTCTGGTACTCGCTCATGAACGCCGCCTCGTCCTGAAACTTGAGGTTCATGGCGTGCTGAAGAGCCGACACCTCGTCATCATTGAACCGCGCCTCCCATTCAACGACCGCACCCTCGTCCATCTCCACCCGATGCGCCTTGTAAAATTCCGTTGCCGCCTGAAAGTTGCCGTCCGTCCGCAGGGCTTCCGCCCGGAGGTCGGCATACTCTTCCCAGAGTTTCATGTTCTTCGGCAGCTCATAGAGCATCTTGGTCTTCTCCCCGTTCCAGTCGGGATGGGTCTGCCGGTTGAGGATGATGTCCGCCATGTCCCCGGGGCGGATGATCGTGCAGGGCATGATGCCCGAGATTTTCTGCCCCGGTCCGGCGAGACCGAGGATGTCCCCTGCCAACACGCGCACCCGCTTTCGGGTTTGCTCCAAAGAGCCGGCGCTCTCCGAGGTCTGTGGATCATCGATGATGACAAGGCTCGGTCGGACGTTTCTGCCATCGGGACGCTTATATTTCATACCCCGGATTCGTCCGGTGATTCCCGCCACCCGGACGATGATGCCGGAGGAGGAACTCCCCGCAATGGTCGGCAGAACGATTTCGTTGCTGGTCCAAGTGATCCGGGTCCGTTCCCCCTTGTACAGTTGTCCGGCACACCTATTGGCGATCCCTGCCAGCGAGGTGATGGGGAAGCAGACCTCCGGGAAGTCTGCGCCGAGGTGTTCGTTGGTTTCCAGTTCCGTCTTGATGGATTCCAGCATTTCCAATGCCGCCGCTTCGGTCGCGCCAATCAGAACCACAAACTCCCGATGCCCATAGAGCATGGACCAGAGAGCCGCGCACTCTGTTAACGTCGATTTACCAGAGCCGCGAGGCATTGCCAAAGCAAAGAGACCGCCGTGCAGAACGGCTGTTTCGATCCGGTTGATGACCTTCAGGTGGTCGTCGCTCCACGCCAGGGTGAAGTTGCCCGGAAAGTAGCTTTCGCAGAAAAGCTTGAAATCCGTTTTGCACCGCTCCTTCAGTTCCGGGTTCTCCACCTCCGGCAGATCGCCGATGTCACGGCCGGCAAGTGACTGCGCAGCATTCCGCGCCCGCTCTGCTTCCTTGCGCTCCTCATAACTCCGTGCCGTTGAGACCGGAGCCACCGGCTCGGCATGGACTTCATCGAAGACCCATGCGATGTATTTCAGCAGATTGATGTTCCGGGTATTTTCCGAAGCGGCAATGCGGAACCCCACCCGGTTGAAGTCCCGGTAGATGCGTGGCGATGACACTACCGTCCCCAAAGGGGTAGCGTTGAGCAGACGCCCCACGTCAACCGGCTTCATGGAGAGAGGATTAATCATTGCCGTCCTCCACTCGCTGAAGCATGAGCCATGCGGCGTATGCAACAAGGTTGATTGTGCCGTCCGGGTTCACCGGCGCACCCCGCTGGATGTCCTGCCGGATCACATCTTCCGCTGAGAGCTGTCCGCCTGATTTGCGGAGGAGTTTCAGCAGTTCCGCCTGCGGTAAGGCGGTCAATTGAATCTGATTTTCCATATCAGTCCTTTCTATTGAAGAATAAGCGGTTTAATATCCAAGTCCGGCTGGCTTAAAGGGAAACCCAAGCTTTATTAACAACAGCGCAAGGGAATCCCCCCAAGCCAACCAAAACAAGGAGAAACGAAATGAACGAGTTCCAAGTCGGAGACAAGGCGATCCTCAAGGTCGGACGCATCGAGGTGACGGTGGAAATCATGCGGCCCATGGGAAACGGAGCGGGCTACTGGGTGAGAAACCTCACCAATGGCAAGGAGTTCATCATGCCCGGCAGCCGGCTCAGCATCCCCACGGTGAGCGTGGAGCCGGTGCAGGAAACACCTGCGCCCGCCCCCGAAAAGAAACTCTCGCTGATGGATGCCTCCGTGGAGGTGCTCAAGGCGACCGGCAAAGCCATGACCACCCGGGAGATGGTCAAGACCGCCACGGAGATGGGAGTGTGGAAACCCACCGCCTGCCGGACTCCGGAGCAGACCCTCTACGGAAGCATCTTCCGGGAGATTAAGACCAAGGAACAGCCCCGCATCGTCAGGGCTGATGAGAAGGGCAAGTTCCGGCTGGCGTGACCGGAAGGGGCAACTCCCAATCGCGTGGACGTGTTGATTCTTTACCAAGGCAAATTGCAAATTTCTCCCAAAAATCAACTTGCATATCTCTAAATTAGAGTTATATTAAGTCGTAGAAGGGAGGCGCAAAATGCCGGTAATCGCAAGGTTTTACGGAATGTTCATCAAGATGTACCTGCTCGGGAAGGAGCATGGCGTTGCACATATTCATGTGATCTACAATGAAAATTCCGGCGTGATCGACGTCCAGTCAGGGACAATGCTGGAAGGCGATTTGCCGCAGAAAGCGTTGACGATGGCTCTTGAATGGACCGGTATTCACCGCGAGGAACTGCTTGAAATGTGGAATACTCAACAATTCAGGCAGCTTCCGCCGCTGGAGTGAAAGGAGGCTCACATGTTTCACAAGATTGCCAATGTAAAAGCGCTGCCCGGGCACTTGCTCTGGGTGGAGTTCCGCGATGGTTCCGAAAGCATCTATGATGCCGGGGAACTGATCGGGAAATACGCCCCGTTTCAGGAATTGCTCAATGATCCCGCATTGTTTTCCTTGGTGAAGGTGGATGCCGGCGGTTACGGTATCAGTTGGAACGATGACCTTGACCTTTCTGCGGAGGAACTTTGGAGCAACGGGACGCAGTTGAAAGATTCCGTTGCCCTGTCGCCGGGATGCAACTGCCCGACCTGCGGACAGAAGATCAGGAGAAAGAGTCCTGCACAAATTGCCGCAAGCCGTGCAAACTTGGGGAAACGCACCCATAAAGGCGGTCGCCCCGTCGATCCCAACAGCAAACGCCAGCAGCGCCTTGCCAAAAACGCTTCCGTGAGCTGATCCCTTGCCCGTCAGGCAGACGACCGCTTCTTACGCCATGCGATGATTCCCCAGATGGCGAATGCCAGTTGGACGAGGTCCAGCATAGCCCGGCTGTAGAGCCCCATCCACAAATCAAATGACAGCCATGCAATATTGCCTGCCGTCCACAAGTAGAAGCAGGCAATATGCTTTTTGACGTTCAAGGCCGTGCCGGTGAGGCTCACCACCGTGATGACCCAAGTGAATGCCGGGATCATGCGAAGAGTCCGTTCTGGCACATCTTCGCAAACCTCGGGGTCCGCAACTGGAGAAACTCAATCACGGTCTCGGGCGGCATGATTTCGTGCCGGG